GGTAGTAGGTACTAATGTTGTAGTTGTGGGAGTAAGTGTTGTCGTTGGTGTTTCTGTAGTTGTTATAGGTGTTTCTGTAGTGGTAGATGTTGCACAAAAATTAATTGCATCACAATCAATTGAACCATTTACAATTGTTATGAATGTTGGGAATGCTTGTAAATTCCACGTAAGTGTATTTAAGAAATGCTGTGTAAATGCTGTATTACATAAATAGTAATCCATAGTTTGCAAAGCTTCTGTTATTGTATCTCCATTCTCAATGCCTGTACATAATAAGTCTGCCCCATCATATATTACATCATTAGTTGTAAGCCCTTTGTGCTCACATTTTAATTCTGCATTTGTTAGTGTTTCAGGGCAATCACAAGGGTTTGATGAAAATGGCCACATAATATATTAATTTTATTAAGGGATATACATTATCCAATTTATACCAAAACTCGGTTGAACATTTGAGTGAGGAAGTCCACCACCAATTGATTGCATGGTTAGTGCTGTAATGGCTGTAATTCCAGGAGCTGTCACTATTTGTGAGGAAGTTTTCCCCCTGTCTGGTGTTAGGGCACTTCCTTGTAGAAAATAACTAGCATTATCTCCTCTTCTATAGTGATTCATTGAATTAGCTCCAGTTAACCCCCTGTTTTCAGTGTTGTCCGTACCATTTGCTATAAAGTGGGTGTGTCCTGGGTCTGTTACAGTGGTCACTGCTGTTGACCCTGCGTGATTATGTGAAGGAATTTGGTTAGTCAGTAATGTTGTAAAGTTTTTTCCAGCTGTAGGGTTGGAAGAAGTATAATTAGGAATGAGTGGGTTGCTAGCAGGATTAACATCATTGTGCAATGCATTTACTGCTGGAACTCCTGTAACTATACCTGCCAACACTCTTCCTCGTAAGTCAGGAGTATTATTACTACCATTACATATAAACACTCTACTCCAATATCCTTGTCCTGCTCCTGTAGAATCAAAATTATCAAGAGCTGTAGGGTAATTAGTTATTGCTCCATAATATGCTTGTGGTACAAAAGGTACCATTTTATTTAGTGCTTTATCAGGAGTGTTTGTATTTATATAGTTTGAAATATATGAATCAATATCTGTAACATTTATATAATTTTTTTGTACACTTAGAACAAATACTGTGAAAGCTGAATTTAATGAACATAGATTGTTTATTACAGCTTGTACAATATCATGTGTGTCTGAAAATTTATTAACACCAACTAAACACTTCTTATCATAATCAGCATTTAGTATATTTAATGTTGTATTAATAGTATGTATTTGTGCTTGTAATTGACACACCGATTTAATGATGGCTTCTAATACATCATTTAGTGAAAAACTTGTACATTGTGCACATACAGGAAGATTATCCTGAACTATAGTACATAGAATAGCTGGATCTATTGATGGTGTAATCCCATCCCCTGTTAATACAGATGTTAGGTAAGTAATGATGGCTTGTTCTACAGAAAGTAATGTATTCCCGTGTTCAATCCCTAATTCAATAATATCTTCTCCTGTATATTTTATACATTTATCCGAAATGGTTTCTGTACAACCATTATAACAATTTTTACAATCCGACATGATTATTTATATTTTAAAATTTTTATTTTACTGGCAATCATATTTACAGTGAAATGCCCAGCATAGTTTGGGTTACAATACTTAAAATAAAGTATTCTTTTATAATGTAATAAATCTGAAATAACAGATTCATTAATTGGCTTATTTAACATAAATACAATATTGTTATACAAATTTACGCTTACATTAGCTAATTTGCAATCAATTTCTGATATTAAGAAAGGTATGTCTGCACATTGAGAGCAGTTGGTTAATCTAGGAGATAACATATTTACATATATTTAAGAAACTACGTAATGCTCCTTGACAAGCAGCACATAGCCCATTTGTTAATTGACATCCACACCCAACATTGGTTCCACATTTAGAACAAATTCCACTCATGTTTATTATTTTTAAGAGGTTTATATATAGTTATTACCAGAGCAATTGCAATCATTCTTTATAAATGAATTAAGTAGCTTATCTGCTTGATTATATAATTTAGTAGCATTTACTATGGCACAGTTATTTGCTGCTGCCACAGCCCCTTGAATGAAATAGTATATAGAATTTAATTCTACAGATGCTTGTTTCTTTATTTCTCCATCACATTCCATCATATTAAGCTTCATAAAAGCTCCATCAAACTTCTCTTGTATTTTATCAACCCTCATTATAGAGTGTTCTACAAAGTTTACATTGGCTGGAGTTATAGAATATTTAATATGATAAACTCCATCAGGAAGAGGGTGAGTTACACCAATAGCTGTAATACCCAAATTTGCCGATGTAAAGATATTAAAATTATTAATAGTAAATGGTATTATTGCAACACCAAATCCAGGAACATTTATTTCTACTGTAGGACTATCCAAAATTGTTGGAGGTGTTACATAAGAAGAGGCATCTATGATGGCAAGAGTATTAACATTGTAAGTTGGTATAACCAAAAAATCTAACTTTAATATTGGCATGTTTTTTTGTTTAATAAAAAAAGGGAGAGAAATTTCTTTCTTTCCCTTTTAATAAATTAATATTTAAATTCTTGTTATTAACAAGTGCTAGAATCATCTATAACAGCCCCTAAAGCATTTGACAATACTGTTTCAATTGCAGTTGCCTCTGCTGAGCCTGCAATAGCCGCAATAATCACTGTAGAGTCTTGTGGGATATTATCTCCCCAGTTACCATCTGATTTACTATAGTCATTAAATTTAACATAGAATGTGTCATAAGTATCTCCTGCTGAAACATAAGTTTCAAAATTTGCATTATAACCCACTAGTCTATGTAAGTGTTTCATATATCCTGCTTGGTAGCTGTGGAAGTTTTTCTCTAATTGAGCAATTTCCGAAGCAGCTCCTCTTACATAAGTAGAACGCTGTGTTATAGCAGCATTAGCTACAATATCACAATTATCAGCAACAATGAAATCAGCAGTTGTAGCTGGTCCACTATATACAAATACGTTAAACCACATTCTATCATACTCATAAGGGAAAGCAGAAACATCACATGGTTGTCCATAAGTTGTTAAAGGTTTTCCTGTAATACGAAGAATGGATGCTGCCCCTGTTCCTACTAGAGCAAATGTAAAGAAGTTGTTTAAGGAAACATTAGCAGGGTTAGTACTAGGAGCTTGTGCTGTAAGTTTAGCAATTAAAGCATTAACTAATGCTTCTGCATCTACAATATCACATGGGTCTGCTCCACAATCACAACAAGGTGCTTGTACAGTTACTGAGCGAGTTAAGCCATTGAAATACAATGTATCAATGTAAGAAGAATGTGCTCTTAATGTAAGAGTTAGTGTGTCTCCACAATTAACTGAAAAATTAGATACTTCCCAGATTTCATTTAATGCTGTTGAGCATCCTGTTACTTTGTACCATTCGGTTACATTTTTGTTTTTACTCGTAGCATTATTAGCTCCCGAAATCTTATCTGATCTCTTAGAACCTTGCAAATAAGTGTTTTGTCTTCCTTGAGCAACATAGAAATAAGGAACTGCACTTGGTGTGACAGTTGCCAAATAGTTGTTTGTGAAAATACCAACTTGACCTGCGGTCAAATTTTGCGTAGAGCTACCATTGGCAGGAACTACTGCAACATTTTTTGGTACTACGAAAAGTGTGGTGATTGAAAAATCCATTTGTTTTATTTATTAAGTGTTAAAATTATTCGTTTGTTTGTATTCTATTTTGTGCTGTTTGTGCAGCTGATTGGTTTTCTGTGTACATGGCTAAATTTTGTACTGTTAAATCTAACAATTCATCTTCTAAATATGCTTCTAGTTCACAATCTTGATTAATGGAAGCACTACCATCAAATGTAACATATCCAGCTTTATCTATATATATAGGATAACGAAGATATGAAATGTTTATAGTTGTAGGAGTGAAAGTCCCTTCGGTAAAGATACTAATTTCATTTGAAGAAATAAGATTAAATGTCTCTTGATATTCAAATGAAGGTTTATAATGTTCATTATTTAAAATGAACTGTAAATCCCCATGTTTAGCTAAATCTCTATTTATCCAAATCTTTCTATTCTTGCATCTCCCTTTATCAGCTAGTACATAGCTATCTACATAAAATAAATATGTAGGAGATAATGTAGAGAGATCAGCTCCCCATTGATTAAGTTCTATATTTTTTAGAACTAATGGTAAAACTCCAGCATCATAAGAAACTATTAAACTTTCTAGATCCTCATACCTCTTTTTAAAAGAGTCCAAACCCATTTGACTTACAATACTAATACCACTAACTTTTTGTTTAATTAGCTTAATTTGAGCTTCATTTAAAGCTAAAATTTTATCTTCTAATTGTATTCGTTGGTGTTCATTAGTTGCTAGCTTATTAAGTCTTTGATCTATTTTGTATAATAAACTATCTACTGCTATCATTTTTTATTTTTTTAAACTAGCCACTTATGTAGCAGCTAGTTTTTTAGTTTTTAATTTTTGCTCTAATACAATTAAATCATCTTGATGATCTTCATCTATTAGGTATTTTACTAAATCTTCTTCATCTTTTGCAACTTCCAATTCTCCTTCATAAACTTTACCACTAGGTTTCACTCTATAAATTGAATGGGTTATTGATTGTTTGACTAAATCTTTAATATGAAGAAGGTCTTCCTTCATATCTGCAAATCTTGAGAACACTTCAACGGGATTAAGTCCTTTATAGTTACCAGAAGTTACTTCTGATTGTTTTAAAACATTATCCACTAGATTATATACAACTTCCTCTTTTGTGTTTTCAGTTACTGGCAATCCTAATAGTCTTGCAACTTTTTTCTTTTTATCAGGAGTCATTGAATCAAATTTAACAATTGCTTGATTAATCAATTGTTTTTTCTTATATATAATGGCACTCTCTAAAGTATCATCTACAATATAAAATTGTGTATCTGCTGGGTAATCTCCTCTTTCCCAAGCCAAATAAGAACTTGCAATTGTTGGGTGAACTCTCAACCAGTTAAATGCAATTTCTTGAAAAACTTGTGAACAGTCAAAGAAATTATCCCCATCTAATAGTTTAACAGGTTGTACATGTAATTCATCATTACTTCCTGTAGATAAGCCATAATTCCAAAACTTAGCACGAGGTCCTAAATCCACATCTCCGAGTGTGAGTTGTATTCTATCTCTTAGTTCTTTCACTCTAGCCACTTCTAATTCTCTCTCTGTTGGGTCAAGAATTCTTTTAATGTAAGAAGCATCTGGGTCTAGTCCTGTTCTGTGTTTACCATCTAATTCTTTATAAGGAAATTTAAAAACTCCTGTTCCAGGAATCCTTGTCATACTCTTTTGTGCAAGACTACTTTCCATTGTTTGTAAATGAGAACTGTTGTACTCCCTTTTAATAGTGGAGATTTTGCCGATTTTAGCCATAATTTAGTTATTTGTGGAGAAATAATTCTCCGAATTGGTTTGTATTTGAAGAGTGGTTCACATCGAAGGAACATAGCAATGAATACTATTCATTCTAAACACTCTTTTTAGAAAATAGTTTCCTCCGTGGTGGGGGTAGAGGAAACTATTTTCGATAGTTCTATATTGCTGTTCTATTATGGGAAGCAATATAGATACACTTAATATTAAAGCTGAGGAATTTCCTCAATTAATACTGTTCTAGATAAATCTTCAACGAATACATCACATCTATCTTCCATCCATACTGTGTATCCTGGAAATTTGTTAGCACTTGACATACCTTGAGATTTAGCAAAACCTAAGTGATGTTGTCTTCCATCAATATATCCCCAAGTCATAGAAGGTGCACTTTTCATTCTAACCTCTCTAATGTTATTAGTCAATGAACCATCTCCTGTTGGAGATACATCAAACACCATAAACACAGGAGTAGATTTTTTGTTTTGTCCAAACTCTAAATTAGTTTGAGGCAAATCTAATTCTTTCAAGTGTACAAGTTGTACCTTACCTGTTTCACGAGTAACCATAGAGTCAAACGCAAAGTTGTAAGTGATATTTTGTCCTTCTCCTTGCATAAATCTGTTTCCAGAATCAGCCATAAGAGTAAGTCCAGAATTTAATGCATCATTTTTCAAAGCTTGTTGGAATACATCAAACCCAGATTCATTAGTGTACATTTTAACACTACGGTCTTTAACATCCACTCGTCTATAGAATAAATCTCCAAATACTGAACGAATCAAGTTAGCGGAGAATTCTCCTCTATTATATTGAACCAAGTTACCATTGTTTCTCATTCTGTGATAAACACCAGCAGAAGTACGTTTAACTTCTTGTTTGGAACCATTAGTTTTAACTGTACCTGGTTTAGCCCAAATCATTTTTTTAACTTTCAATTCTAACATAGATTTACGCATCCAGAACTCAATAAATGGCTCCCATTTAACATCGTTTCTAGTTAAAGGAAGTTGTCCTCTTTGTTGTGG